AAGGCCTGTCCTTTCCAGTTGTGCTTGACCTCTACCTCGATGCCGATGGTCTTGCCGTCTCTCTCGGCTAATAAGTCAATGCCGTATTGGTCAGGGTTTACTTTTGCTTTGTATCCCCTGTGTTCAAGCCAGCGCAAGACTTTATCCTTTGCAGGATCGTCTGTCTTGTAGAGGGTTGAGTCGAAGGGTTTCATTTGTCTGTTGAGTAGAAACCTTTTCCGTTGAACTTGAATGAGCGGAAGTTGTAATCCCTAACCATGTCAGCTTTGCAATGAGCGCAGATTGGGGTTAGGACTTCTTCTTCTATACCTGCGTGAATGGTTATGGTCTGCTCACAGGTGTTGCACTTGTAGTCATAGGTTGGCACTAGAACAATCCCTCGCTTCTCTGATCAGCAGCGTGTTTCAGCCTGCCCTCGATAATCGGAATGTAGTCCTCGGTCATCTCGATACCGATAAACCTAAAGCCCTCAAGAATTGCAGCCTTGCCTGTCGAGCCTGAGCCTGTGAATGGGTCTAGGACTGTTCCGTTGGGTGGAGTAATGAGCTTGATTAGGTAACGCATAAGGTCTGTTGGTTTGACTGTCGGGTGGAAGTTTTTAGCTCCTGATGTTCTACCTGCACCAGCTCTAGGGCTGTTCATCCCAGCCGAATCTTGTTCTCGATCTACCATCTCGGCGGCCGTGATTTCAGGTAAATTCTCTAGCCCTTCGTTCCTGTCACGCTTTGATGCTTTAGCAACATAGAAGAAGCGACTCGCTCCGCCTGTATCATTGTGACCTTGAACAGTCTTTGTCGCAAAGCCATAGCCCTCAGACTTGCTATTGGTCATTTTGGTTTGACTTGGACTCTTACTTACTCCGCTCTGCTCATCTAGTAGCTCTGCGCTGTATTCGTCAAGGATTACATTGGCAGGCCAGCGACCTAGCCGATCAGCTACCGCTGACTTTTCTTGCGTTCTTTCATTTGCCTCTGCAACTTTCTGAGGGTCTTGTTTCCACGGCCTTTGGTAGCCATCGTGAATACTCTGATTTTCAGGTGAAGCTATTGAGCTTTTTCTGAATAATGAATCGCTTGTCGCAATCCTGCTCCCGTGAATGTTCAGCCCACCTGTTCCGTAGGTCAAAACATTCTCGGCAACTGTTCCGATTAGAGGCTTGCGAGCGACAACTATTGGCTCAAAGGCAGGCTTTAGTGCTGTTCCCCATCCTTCCCATTGTTTAGCTTCAGGTGTTGCGGGTGAGGTTATGTCTACCTCGACTGCCTTGCTTGCCCCGATAGTGTGTCTTTCTTTTTCTTCCCTGTTTGCAATTCCTGAAATCTTTGTGCCAACGATTTCTCTTTCTGCCTGCTCCAAAGAGTCAAACGGCAAATCAAAATGCCGACAAATTTTAGTAAATTGTTCAGCCGTAGGCAGATTCAACCCAAGTTCCCAATTTGCGACACAACCAGTTAGATTGCCTGTTTTGCTTAGAAATAAAGCAGCTACTTCTTTTTGACTGACATTGTTTTCTTCACGCCAATCTTTTAGCCATTGTCCAAACCAGCCGATAGTTTTGCCGCCACGCTTGTCTATCGCCTTTGATACATCGAGCGATTTCGGAAATCCTGAGCCATACATCCAAGCAATCGAGTCACGAACCTCAAACCCTGCATCCTCGATAGCGACCGCAACCCGATGCCAAGTGCGAGTTCCGCCGAAGCTGAGCAAGTGACCGCCGGGCTTGAGAACTCTCAGACACTCACGCCATAAGTCGATGTTGTAGGCGATGCCTGTGTTGTCCCACTTCTTGCCCATGAAGCCAAGTTCGTAAGGCGGATCGGTGACGATGGAATCTACTGAGCAATCTTGCAGGGTAGGAAGAATGTCTAAGTTATTGCCAATGTGAACTGTGTAATTTTCACCCTGAATCATTGCTTCTTTACTTCCCCTGCGAACGGCGTGTTCTTCTCTAGCTCAATAGTCAGAATGCCACAAGTCGAGTCATCGCCTGATGTTCTGCGATACCAGTCCGAACCTGCGTCAATAGTCGGGCATTGCACCCAAAACTTTGAGCCGTTTGCATCGAACCTCTGTCCGAGTTCTTGCACGATGAGATGGTGGAAGTGGCCTGTTATGAGAACATCACAAGGCTGCACCCATTGGTTGCCGAAGGTCGAGCTAGACCACCACTTAGTCACGCCTTCGGGTCGGTTGGCTTGGTGTCCATGCACTACGCCGATTGTGTTGACTCCGTATTGGAATGCAAAGCCTTCGTCATGCGGCTGTGGGATTAGGTATTCAACATCCATCCCCAGTTCTTTTGTTACCCTGCGAAGTTGTTGGAGGATGACGATGCCCCAGTCGTCAAGTCCAGGCTTGCCAACCTGTTGCCCCTTGAATCGGTTTTGGCAATGGTTAGAAGCAACTGAGCCGTAGGTGACAGGAGCGTATTTGTGCGCCCGCTTGATTAGGTCGAGCATCAGCGAAGTAGCAACATCGACCTGTTGCATTGGTGAAAGGTCATTGCTTTCTAGCTGGTTGAAGTGTGCAGCGTTTGAGAAAGACTCAATGATGTCACCGATGTCCATGATGAAAATGCGCTCATACTTGCCCGACTTGATCTGTTGCTCGATGCGCTCATAAGAACGCATGACTCTGGCGATGAGTTCTTGTGTTCCGCCCCTTGAGCCCGTCTTGCCAACTTGGAAGTCTGAGGGTGCGACTATCAGAGCCTTGTCGGTTGGCTTGATGTTTTTTGTTTTTCCTGCGCCCTTGCGAGCTTCGGACATGAGAAGTGGCAGGTCAATCTCTCGGTTCTTCTTGCGGAAGGTAAAGCGGTAGGAGACTAGCCACTCGCCGCCTTCTCGCTGTTGCCAGCGTGAGGTTCTGATTGGCGGGATGATGTCAATGTCGGTCGGGTCAATGCCTGCGCTCTGTAGAAACTCGTCAAAGTTTGCAGGTTGCGTTGCGTAGCCCGGGGTTGTGGCCTCGCCCTCAAGTCCGTCAAACTCAATGGCAGGTCGGAAGTTCGGTTGCGCTGTAATCTTTGGCGCAGGTTCTAAGTTCTCTAGCATTAGTTGTAGCAGGAGCAGAGTTCCCTGCGATGCCTTCCGATTGCTTCGTTGGACAATTGCACGCCCCTCTGACTCAGGGCAACGGAGAGACCTTTGTCACTCCATTTGGTTTTGTTCGCAAGAGCTTCGGTCAGGATTTTCTTATCCCCTGCATCCATGCCCTCAAGCGTGGCTCGTGTCTTGCATCTGCGTTTGCCTGTTACCGGTTCAAGACCCTCTAGCATTCTTCATTCCCTTCTCTAGTTCGGTCAAAGCAAAATTCTCGGCAATTGCAGCAGCCTCGTCAATGTCATCTTGACTAAGCGGCTGATTGAACTTCTGTAAGAGTAGCTTGGACATTTCAACTCGGACAGACAACACTCCTAGCTTGATGCCCTGTGCGATTAGAAACTTCGAGTGGTCGTTCACCTTGTCTTGAAATGCCCATAGTTTGATTAGGTCTTCTGGTTCGTAGTTTTCCATCAGCTCATCCAATCTGGGTGATGTTTGCGAATTATTTTGATGACGTCATCAACAGGTATTGCATACTCAATCGACCTCGGCCTAATTTCGTCATGAATGTCTTGTAAAGCTCTTTGATAATCCTTAATGTCTATTGCTCTCATTGACGGGTCGGTCCTGCCCTTTTCAACGCAGTTATCTATCACATCCCAGAAAAAGGCTTCCCACTCTTCTAGCTCGAAATAACCACCCTTGAGAATGTCGCCCTCATAATCATCTGATTCGACCGCCTCATCATGTGTGCTGCCAAAACCTAAACTCCAAGCCCCATGTCTGCCTCTGAAGTAGAAGTGTCTTCCATCATCGGTATATCCTGAAATTTGATTTGGACACATTCCGAAGTTGTGAGTAATTGTGTATTTAGTCATCAGATGCTCAAATCGTTCTCGTCAGCGATTAGTGACTGCACTATGCGTTGCAGGGTCGGGTTCTGCCAAGTGTGATCGGCAAGTGAGCCTTCGATGAAGCGAGCTAAGTCTTCCCTGATGGAGTCAAGGTCAGAAGACCAGACAAGATTCGGATCACGCAGTAAGCCAGCGGCCTGTTTGAAGTCGGCAGCTATTCTCAGTTCTCTTCTAGTAGCCATTGCGTAAGCTCCGGGTTTTCCTTGAGGACCATGAGAATCGGGTTCTCCCAAACGCTAATGAAATGGTG